ATACCAACCTCTTCACCGTCAGCAGTTGACACGATAATTTCCGTTGGCATAAAAACAATATTGTCATCCCAATCAAAAGCGTAATACTTTAAATCGGGATTACCGGCATCGTCAAAACCCTCACGTAAAAGTTTTTCTTCTAAAAACTCTTTTAAAACTTTTTTAAACATTTTTGTTTTTTGCAATTTTTTCAATTAATCTTTCTAATTGAGCTTCAGAAACAATGATATTTTGTGATTTTTTTGAAAATGACTTTTTACCTGTTTTAGGTAAGTTAAGATTTTCATTTAATTTTGATTTTTTGAATTCCATGGTTTTTCTTTGTTTAGGCTAAAAGAGGGGTTGATGAACAACCCCCCTTATTTTTAATTATTAAATGTCTTCAAAAGACGCTCCTGTTGGAGTAATCAAGAATTCGATGTCGATGAATTCAAGTGCTCTTGTTGGTTTCAAGTAAATCTTACCAACCAATTGGTTAGCATCGATATCTTCAGGACTGTTTGAAACTGTAACTCTGAAGTCTACTAAACCTCTATCTCTTCTGATTGAATCCAAAATTGGGTTTACAGAATCCAAGAAGTCTTGTCTTACCTGTTCGTCATTTTGTTCAAACAACAATCTGATAGCCACCGCTGAAATCAATTTACGTGATTGTAGTAACAATCTTCTTACGTTGATTCTGTCAAGTGCTGATTGTCTAATTTGTAGAGTTTTGTTACCCCAAATTACTGTTCCTACATCTGAGAAAGTTGCAATTGGGTTAATTCTACCTTCATACAAAGTATCACGAGCTTCTTGTGTTAGTTTCACACGAGCTTTAACCGCATTTACTAAACCTCTTGTGTAACCCGCAGTTGCAAACCATGGGAATGCAATGTTATCAGTCAATGCCAAGTTTCTTACAACTTCAGAAGTTGGTGGAATGTATACTTGAGTGTTATTTACACCGTCTCTAACCAAAATCCAAGGGTAGTAAGTTGCTGTGTAGTTAGAATCAATATTACTTTCTTCTAAGTTATCAACTGCTTCTTGTGGGTAGATAAAATCTGCTTGGAAGTTAGATGTTGTTGGTGCGTACATGTCGTAGTCAGGAGTAGTACAGACGTATAGTGAATCTGCTCTGTCTGATTCAATCATATCAATTGCTTGTTCAACCAAGTTTGAGTTATTAACATAATCAATACCTGGTGTTACAAACACGTTAATGTTAACCGCTTCAGGGTTTGCAAATGTTTGTTGACCAACTAAGTATGCATAGTAGTCAGTGTTACCGTAATCTTGTGTATTATCACCAATTGTAATCTGCTTAAATGCTCCCCAACCTGTTGCGTTTGGATATGATGCCGATTGTAATGGTGATGCACCTTTTAAGTAACCTGGTTGACCCAACATAAATGTGTCAGTGTTACTTCTATATTCTCTATAAATGTCCCATCCATCAAAACCACCTTGAGCCACTAACGAGAATTTTCTTGCAAAAGTTCTGTAGTATGGATTAGATTGATTTGTTGGGTCAGATTGGAATGATGCTGAACCACACTCAAATGCTGTTTGACCTGAAGTAACGTAAATGTTAGCGATTGTAACCGCAGTTGCTCCTGAGTCCATGTGGAAACCAGGTGTGATGTAATTCCAAGGTGCACTATCGGTAGCACAACATAAGTTAGTTGGGTTTTGTTTTCCTTTGTATTGGAAGAAATCGTAATCGATACCAACAGTATTTGAAATACCTAAGTATGTTTTTCTTACGTTATCACCTGAAGATAGTGTTGTATTATCTGTACCTGTTGAAGTACCGAATGGTGGGTTCCAAATTTGTTGACCTGGATAGTTGTATTCTGTTTTAAAGATTACAAATGGTGAATTTGCTCCTTGATATTCTCTGAAGTTAAATCCTTCAAAACCACAAGGTAGTGAATCAATTGGTGCATCTTCATCCATTTCAACCATAATAAAAGTTGATTTTAATTCAAACTCACCATTAGATGTACCAATTTTCTTAGCTACGAAACTGTTAGAACCTGGGTCCATAGTACAGTTAGTGAATTTTTCAAGAACGATTGGATTTGCATCTGTATCGTAGAAGTCTCTAACAATAATATCAAATGTCATGTTATTAAAAGACATGTTTGCAATTGACATTTTAACTAATTGGTTAGCTGAGTTACCATCAGAAATTAACACGAATCTGAAAAGTCTATAAACTGTATTACCACGAAGTTCAGATACCACAAATGGTGTTGCCGGTGTTTGGTATTGCTCCAAGTACCAACCAATTGATGAGTTAGTTCCATTATCTTCTCTTGCGGATGGTAAAGAAATTAATGTTGAGTTTAATCCTCTAACATAACCTTTTCTGTAACTCCAATTCATCAAGTTGTAGAAAGTTTCTTCTAAGAATAAAGGAACCTCAGTTCTTGGTTTACCAAAATTGGTCATACCAAATACTTTAGAAATATAATCTGGGTCTGAAGTCGAGAATGATGTTTCAAAGTTGAAGTTTTGACCTTCGTTTGTTACACCTGAGATTGCAAATGATGCGTATGGGTTTTCTAACACGTCAGAGTAAGAACCTGTAGTAGTGTCCATAATAACTTGTGACATACCTGATACTGTGTATACAGGGCCTCCACTTGAGTCTGAGTTTAATCCTCTTGAACGAAGTGTTGCGATTACAACATTGTTATAATCTGTGTATGCTGTAGCAACAAAGTTTAATACTGTTCCCGAAACTGTACCTGAGAATGAACCAGGTGTTGCTGTAGGTCCAAAATTGGAACCTATAACTGAGTTGAATGATATACCATCGTAGTTATTACCTGATTGTGGGTCAAAAGCTGCGTAGTACCAAGTATCCATTGTACTTGCGGTGTAATCTGCATTTGCAGTTGTCGTTCCTGAAGTGCCTAAGAAATTAGTAACACCTGTGTAACCCGCACCAGTATAAGAGTTAAATGTTGATGCTGACATGATACCCCATTGACCCATAGTAGAAGCACTTAATGAGTTAGTTGTACATGCAGAAACAATAAACGATGCCAATTGTCCTGACATGGTAGTTGAACTTCCATTGAATAGTGTTACTGTGTCACCGATGTAAGTACTAATTGGTGGTGAGAATGGTCCAAATGTTACAGTTCCGCCTGTAGAACCTGTAAATGAAACAGACCAATCTTGTTGAGTAGTTGCTGAAATAGTTGTAGGGTCCAAGTTAGCTTGCATTGTGATTGACCAAGATGGTCCTGCGTCATAACCTGATAGACCTAAAACTCTTGTCACAAATAACTGATTAGATTGTGATAGATACGCTTTGGCGATGTATGCTGCCTCGTACTTTGGAATTTGAGTGTTTACGAATTTAGTTGGGTTTGTACCACCAAATAGTGCTGTAAATTCATCGTAGTTTGCTACGAAGATAGGTTCGAATGCGGGACCTGTTAAAGTCTCACCAACGATACCCAAAGTTGTTACACCAACACTTTGTGCTACAAAACTTAAATCTCTTTCTGATGTGTATACACCGGGAGAAACGAAGACTTTGTTAGATGTTGCCATTGTTTTTTATTAGTTTCGGAATTTATTTTATGTATAAATATTTCAAAAAATTTAAAAGAACATTTACTCTGGTAGTATATTTATTAAGTAGTGAGAAAAAAATCTACCTTTTTTCTGCCTTATTTTTTATGAAAGAAATCAAGAACTTAAAAATATCAAAACAAACCCACACAATACTTAAAAACCATTGTGATAAAAACGGGTTAAAGATGTACGCCTTTTTGGAACAGTTGATAATAAAAAACTGTTCACCTAAGAAAGATATATACGGAGAAGATTAAAGTAGAGTTGCGGTGGTAAACAAAGTTGCCGTCTGACCTGCAGTGTCTTTGGTGATTTCAATCCTTAATACATCGTGGGTATTAATTTGGATTTCAGTAACATCATCACCATAATAATCATTATTGATGTATACTGACCAAGTATCGACATTATCTTTACCCGACACAAAAACATTGGCAGTGTAGTTAAATGTTTGAGTTACTTCAGTATCACCCGTACCAAATTGGAAGTCCACATTTGTTGAGTTACTAACCGGTGACATCTTAGCCTTTCTTGCTCTTGTTTTTGTATCAACTTCAATAAGTTGTAGTAATCTTGATACCGCTGGTTTGACCTCAAACTCTTCTTCATCAATTAAAAATCCCATCATTAAAAACTCATATGTTTGGACATAATATTTTCTTTTATCAACATCCATTGATGAGTCATCTGAAATGTTTTGTAAAACAATCGGAATGTAACTACCTTTAATAAAGGTATATGCTTGTCTTGAACTAAACTTTTGTAATACAATTCGGTTAAATTGATTTAACTCTCTCATCCTATTACAAACAATCTTAACCTGATAAGTTATATCAACAGGGACTGGCTGAGGTATTTTATAAACATCCATACCCTTTCTGTTACCATCCCAAGTCGGAACTTTAGCCCAATAAAACTGTCTTCTGTTAGGGATAGTATAAATTAATGAAGGATTACTTCCGTATTTAACCTCTGGTTGTCTTACTGTTGTAATAAAAGGAGGGACAGGATTACTATTTAAATCCTGAAAGTTCCATGTCTGCGCAAACTGTGCCCAATTTTGAGTAGTAATAATAACATCAACAGATGGTACAATAGCCCCCTCGACCACACACTTTAAATCATTCTTTACAAAATCCAACATACCTCTATCCAAATCGGCATGTAAAATAGATTTAGGAAGATAAGTTCCGTCCTTTGTAATATAAGATAACAACTCTTCCCTACGAGCAAGTCCTGTAGGTACCGTATTGATATTAATATTTGTTTTTATTTTTTTAGGAGGTAATGCCATTATAATCCATTGAACTCATTAATACTAACCGGTGTTGCTGTGTAAGAGTAGTAAAAACTCTTATAACCTCCGTAGGTATGTTTATTATCGTAGTCAGGTGTACCCGCATCAATTACATTGTAGTATCTAACTTCGTCTTCTTTAACCCAATAACCAATATAATCACCAACTTTAATATCAATTGCAAGTTCTTCCAATTCCTTGTTATAAACTGAAAATGTCATATTACCAGGTTCGTTTTGCATAATTCTAGTACCATTTATATATTGGTTGGTAGCCTCTTCAATACGAACTAAAGCCCTAAACTCAACTGGAGGTGCAAATTGAATTCCTCCGTTAATAACTTCACCGTATACATCATCCTTATTGGTTCTTTGTATATCAACACTGTATAAAACCAAAGTGAAGTTCAAATCACCATTAAGGTATTCTCTACCCATTTCAATTTCAAGGGCAAAATCATCTTGTCCGAAGAACTTTTCTAATCGTGTAATTGGAACTCTGCGTGTCATCCTTGATAAATATTACAAATTTGATTATCTTTTTAATTATTTAGTTCAATGCAAGAACAAAGTGTTAAATCCAACATACCTGAAATCAGGGCACTCCGTATTTTAGAAACATACGAGGGGTTTAATAATTATATACTTGGTATTAAAAAAAAGGTAGAGACCCAAAAACACTTCAAGATTACAAGACCACAATCTGACTATATTTTAGATTTCCATAAAATAGTTCCAAAAGTAGCACGTAAGTGGGTTCCGTTGGATAAATATTTTTCCAAAAGAATGATGGAGGACAAACTCCTTACACGTCAACCTGAACAAATTTACGTTGAAAAGATTTTAGCGGAAAAAGATAAAGCATTTCACATTTATGGTAAGTTGTTTGAGTCTGAGGACCTTCATGAGTTTTGGTTACCGAGGGCTGCGATTGTACCAAACAAAGAAAGGGTTGTCGAAATTGATTATTCAAAATACACCCAACGACCACCACTAGAACACCAAAAAGAAGCCATAAGAAAATTAGTTTCTAATGATAAGTTTATTCTTGCTGACGATATGGGTTTGGGTAAAACAACATCCACGGTAATCGCATCTTTGGAAATCAAATCAAAAAAAGTTTTAATTATTTGTCCGGCATCTTTAAAGATTAACTGGCAAAGAGAAATTGCAAACTATACCGATAGAAAAGTATCAATTGTTGAAGGTAAGAATTGGGAGTCAGGTGATTATGTGATAGTAAACTACGACATCTTAAAAAACTTTTACGACCCAAAAGATATTAAAAATTCACAAATAATTAATGAAAATTTTGATTTAGTGGTGGTAGACGAAGCTCATTACATTCAAAACAAACAAGCACAAAGAACTAAACTTGTTAATGATATCTGTAAAAAAATTGGACGTATTTGGTTATTGACCGGTACACCAATGACATCAAGACCGATTAACTATTTTAATCTTTTGGATTTGGTGGACTCACCCGTTGCTTGGAATTGGATGGCATATGTTAGAAGATACTGTGAAGGATATCAGTTCAAAGTTGGTAATAGAAAAGTTTGGAAGTTAGACGGAGCATCAAATTTGGAAGAATTACGTGACAGAACAAAACCACAAGTTTTACGAAGACTAAAACAGGATATATTAGACTTACCCGATAAGATTATTACACCAGTGTATCTTAATTTAAAGTCAAAACAATACGAAGCATTAATGGGTGAATACTATGATTGGTACGAATCTTCTGAAGAGTCAAAATCACTCACAGTTCAATTCTCAAAGTTGATGAAAGTAAGACAAATAATTGCAGAGGAAAAGATAAAACAAACCATTGAGGTGGCGGAAAACGTCATTGAACAAGGTAAAAAGGTTATTATCTTCACAAACTTTACAAACACTCTAAATCAAATAAAAGAACATTTTGGTAAATCTGCCGTTACACTTGATGGTTCAATGAGTAAACCTGCAAGACAAAACTCTGTTGACCAATTCCAAGAAAACGACAAAATAAAAGTGTTTATTGGTAATTTAAAAGCTGCGGGTGTTGGTATTACATTAACCGCAGCAGAAGCTGTTATTATGAATGATTTATCATTTGTACCCGCAGACCATGCACAGGCAGAAGATAGAGCATACCGATACGGACAAAAATCAAATGTTTCTATTTTTTATCCTCTTTTTGATAACACTATTGAAGGAGTGATATATGACATCCTAAATAAAAAGAAAAATATTATTTCCACCGTAATGGGTGATAATGAAGATAAGGGGGGTATTTTAGAAGAAATTCTTAACTCAATATCCCGACGAAGATAAAGTAATTCCGTTAACGAGTTATTTATTAAAAAAAGAAAAAAATGAAATTTGTAAAACAAAGAAAAAAGATTGAGGAGTTGGAAAAATTAATTACAGACCAGCCAAGTAGCGGTGACACCCAACAAATTGACGAAGCCAAAAAAGAAACTACAACAAAAATCAAAGTAGAAAAATTACCATATTCATACACATCACTCTCAAGGTTTATTGATAGTGAAACCATGAATACACATTATAACAAACACTACAAAGGTTATGTTGAAAAATTAAACTTGGCGTTAGAAAAAATTAAAGACAAAGATTTAGAATTAGAAAATATCATAAAAGGTATTTCAAGATATAATGTAACAATCCACAACAACGCTGGTGGAGCGTATAATCACGAACTTTTTTGGAAAATGTTGTCACCTAAACAACAAAAACCTACAGGACCTGTTTACGACAAGATTGTAAAAAAATATGGTGACTATGAAAAATTCAAACAAGAATTTATTAGAAAAGCAAAAACTGTATTTGGTTCAGGTTGGGTTTGGTTAGTTTTGACTAAAAGTGGTGATT